CGGATTGTGCGCTCTGTTCCCTTATTGCATTTCGCACCGGGGATGACCCAGAACTGATCGATGCCATATTCCGTCTGTCCGCTCTGATGCGTGAAAAGTGGAATCGGGATGATTACCGGGAACTGACCATCCATGCAGCACTTGAAGCCTGTCATGGTGTGTTTCATCGTTCGGTAATGCCAGCCCCGGAATTCATCAAATTCAACCGTTCCGGGATTGCAACGGTGAGTGTGCCTCTGCTTGCAAAATATGTGCGAGAGCATCTCCAATACCTCATAGTCCGTGACAACACCAATGGCGGCACCATCATCTATGTGTACGAAAGCGGCTGTTACAGGCTGTGTGGCAAGGATAACTTCAAGGGCATCATCAAAGGTTACATTACCGATTATGATGAGGAACTTCTCCGTATGGGCGATGTGACTGCCTGTATCGAGCATTTGACCACAGACCTTAATACGCTGACTAACGATGACCTCAATGCCGATGAAGACCTCATCAATGTGGCAAACGGTCTGCTCCGGCTGTCAGATTTAACACTCCTGCCACACTCCCCGGAGATACTCAGTACCATACAGATTCCCTGTGAATGGCATGGAACTTCAAGTGCGACACCTACCTTTGACGGTTATATGTCCACACTGACCAACCATGATATGGCAGTGGAAAATCTGCTGTTGGAATTCATCGGTGCAGTATTCTCCAATGTAAAAGGCTGGCGAATGAAGAAATCACTGTTCCTGTACGGCAAAGGCGATACAGGCAAATCACAGCTAAAAAGTCTGGTGGAGATGATGCTTGGAAAAGGATACTTCATTGGTATCGACCTTGCAGAAATCGAGGCACGGTTTGGTACTGCCAATCTCTATGGCAAGCGTCTGGCTGGCAGTTCTGACATGAGTTTTGTAACCGTCAGCGAATTAAAGACCTTCAAGAAGTGTACAGGCGGTGACAGCCTGTTTGCAGAGTTCAAGGGGCAGAACGCTTTTGAATTCATCTACAATGGTCTGCTGTGGTTCTGCATGAACCGTCTGCCAAAGTTTGGCGGTGATGATGGCGAGTGGGTATACAACCGTATCATGCAGGTGGAATGCCTTAATGTGATACCACCAAAACAGCAGGACAAGCATCTGCTTGAAAAGATGTATGCGGAACGGGAAGGCATCTTCTACAAGGCGGTGATGGCATTTCGCAATGTTATCGGCAACGGCTACCGTTTCACAGAGCCGGACAGCATCTCACAGGCAAGGCAGAATTACCGTAACACCAACAGCACCATTATTTCCTTCTTTGAGGAATGTATGGCAGAACGCAGCGACAGCAAGATATCCGATACTTGGACAACAGGGCGCATCTTTAAAGCATACAAGGCTTGGTGCAAGGATAACAACAACGGGTATGCCAAGACAGCACGGGAGTTCCGTGATGAGTTGGCTGACCACCTCGGCACGACCTTTCAGGCTATGGTTGTCAGACGTGGAACAGGCGGTACCTTCTACAGAGATTACACACTCTCCGAGGATGCCGTAGAACAGTTTAGGGGGTGTGGCTATGATGACTTTCTCGTTTAGTGACAGTAGTGACAGTACAGTGACAGTTCATGTGCACAACTGTCACTGCAATAAACGCCCATTCCACAAGGGTTTAAGGCACTTTGGTGACAGTAGTGACAGTTCTTTCAACTCAAGAGCCAAGAAAAAAATCTTTGTATGCAGTAGGCAGGTATGGGTACAAGGTACAAAGATTATTGAGCGTGTGAGCAAATCAAAAGTTCTGTCACTACTGTCACTAAAACAGTGCAAATGCCCATTCTGTAAGGGATTTCTTTAGTGACAGTTGCAAAAAGAACTGTCACTGGAACTGTCACTAAATCGCAGGAACTGTCACCAAAATAAAGACAGCGCTGATATGCGCAGTCAGAAAGGAGGCAAATGCCATGAGAATTATGGATATTGATGAGAACACCAAGTTTCGTCCGATTGACTTTGACACTGACCGCTATGTCGGCATGAGTGTAATCAACCGTAAGGATGATGCCCCTGTGCTTATCATGATGAGCAAGTCCAGCAACCCACCGCACTACATGGTCATGGATGGGATGTACAAGCAGATGTACTATCTGCGATATGCAGATGCAGTGGACTACTGCAAGCGTATGGGATACATCCGTTCCCGTAACTGACCATAGGGGCGGTCAACATCTCTACCGCTGTTATAGCGGAAAACGGGGCAAGGCTCTCACGCACAAAATCGCAAATTCAAAAGGGGTATTAACCCCTTATGAAATGAAGCCACACAAATCAACATTTTAAGGAGGAAAACACTATGAACTACCCACTTATTAAACTGAACAAGACTGAGAATCTGCTCAGACCGACACATTCATCCTACTCGGATGAATACGCACAGAGAATGTGCGACCTGTACCTGTCCGATGAAATTCATATGGACGAGAAGAACCACCCACACAAATACTATCGACTTCATGCCAAGAATGCCCACAGTGAGGAAATGGCTCTTGCCTATGATATCAAATGTCCCAGCTGCGGTCAGACTTTGAAGCAGGTTGGCAGAACACTGAACTACAATGACTTGGGATTGTATGTCTGCAAGCGTTGTGACAAATAAGGAGGAACACGATTATGAATACAACAATGAAAACACAGGTCTATGCCGGAGAGCCGGAGTATGACAAAAACTTCTGGGATGTAATGCGTGGCAAGGAACACTGCATTGATAAAATCGCCAAGGGGCGTAACTCCCAGACCGACACCTATGCCGTTCCTGCTCATGCCAACAATAAATTTGGTAAGGCAATCGAGGGCAAGAGCCTGTTCCGTCAAATCGGCACAGCCTTCAATGCCTATGAAGCCGGATACCGCATCTTTGCCAAAGACTGCGATGACCTTGCAGCCTTTGTGCCGGAGGGTGGCATGATTCCGATTTATGAAGGAATGAATGATTTCACTACCACCACAGTGGAAAGCTGGAAACTCGCAGCCTTTGTGAAGTTCGATGAGGATTTCATCCATGATGCCACCTTCGATATTGAGAACTATCTGGTGGAGCGTTTTGCAAAGAACTTCGGCAAAGCTGAAACCAACGCATTCATCAATGGCACTGGCGAACAGATGCCGACAGGTATTCTCCATGAAAGCAAGGGCGCAGATGTGGCTCTGACCACGGATGCCCTTACTTATGACAATATCATCAGCTTGTACTTCTCCGTTAAGCCGGAGTATCGTGCCAACGCAGTGTGGCTCATGAACGATGAAACCGCTATGGCACTTCGCAAGCTGAAAGATGCTGATGGTAATTACCTGTGGCGCAGTACCGATGATACTATCTTTGGTAAAAAGGTCATCATCTCTGAATTCATGCCAAACGCAGAACCAGGCAAAAAGCCTATTGCCTTTGGTGATTTTAGCTACTACTGGGTCATCAGCCGTAGTCCTGTCAGTGTCCGCACCATCAAGGAAAAATTTGTGGTGTTAGACCAGATTGGCTACCTTGCCTTTGAGTTCATTGATGGCAAACTGGTACGTTCCGAAGCAATCAAGGTCATTGCAATGACCGAATAAGCACTTGGCATTGCCTGTGGCGGATAGTGTTTCTGCCACAGGTAGATGTCTTATCTGATAGAAAGAGGTGGGATTATGAACACAGCAGCAAATAACACTCATATCACCCATACTTCTATCGGTGGAACGATGTATATCGTGGAATCAATGGTCAGCGAAAACGCCAAAGAAACCGCATATTCCAAGGTGAAACGACTGATTTTGAGCAATGTTGGCACTCCGCTCAAAGTATCAGAAAGTTCACAAATACTTGCAAAATACAACTCGACTTCTGCCTGATAGTACGGTAATATCGACATACCGATGGGGAGGCTGTCGGAAAGGATGGTAAAAATGGAAAACAAAAGACAGCCTTACATAGATGCAGCCCTTGGGGAGAAAATCACAGCACTCTATTGCAGATTATCCCGTGATGACGAACTCCAAGGTGACAGCAACAGTATTATCAATCAGAAAGCAATACTCAAGAAATACGCTGATGACAATGGTTTTACGAACACGCAGTTTTTCGTAGACGATGGTTACAGCGGCACGAACTTTGAACGCCCCGACTTTCAACGCTTGATGGCATTGGTGGACGAAGGTGCTGTGGGCATCATCATTGTCAAGGATATGAGCCGACTCGGACGAGATTATCTGAAGGTCGGTTACTATACCGAGATGGTGTTCCCGGAATCGGACATCCGCTTTATTGCCATTAACAACGGAGTCGACAGTGCCAGTCAGCAGGATAGCGACTTTACGCCATTCCTCAATATCATCAATGAATGGTATGCCAAGGACACGAGCAAGAAAATCCGTGCAGTGTTCAAGGCAAAGGGACAGGCTGGCAAGCCACTCTGCACCAATACACCCTACGGATACAAGAAAGACCCGGAGGACAAGAACCACTGGATTGTAGACGAAGATGCTGCTGCGGTGGTAAAGGAAATCTTCCACCTGTGCATTTCCGGCTACGGTCCGACACAGATTGCCAAGGAGCTGAAAAAGCGCAAGGTGCTGACCCCTGTAGATTATGCAAAAAGCAACGGCAGAAATGCTCCTGCTGTCAAACAGACGGATGACCTTTACAAATGGACAACTTCCACAGTGGTTCATATTTTAGAGCGACAGGAGTACCTTGGCAACACAGTGAACTTCAAAACCCACCGAAAGTCCTATAAGCTGAAAAAGCAAATCAAAAACGATAAGGACGAATGGCAGATTTTCGAGGGTACGCATGAAGCCATCATAGATAAGGAAACATTTGATATTGTTCAGCGTATCCGTGATGGCAGACGCAGATTTACTCCAATGGGCGAAATGCCCACACTCTCCGGCATGGTGTATTGTGCGGATTGTGGCAGCAAGATGTACCAAGTCCGTGCAAGGGGCTGGGAACATGAGAAAGAGCATCTGGTCTGCTCTACCTACCGTAAGCGTGGTAAGAGCAACTGTACTTCCCACCAGATTCGCAATGTGGTCATAGAACAGCTTCTCTTGGATGACCTGCGCAGAGTGACCGCCTATGCCAGAGAACATGAAGCCGAGTTCATTCAGCTTGTAACCAACACATCAGAAAAGGCACTGAACCGAGAACTCCGCAGCAGTCAGAAGGAATACGAACAGGCGAAAGCCCGCATCACCGCCCTTGATAAAATCATCCAACGACTTTACGAGGACAATGTGGTTGGAAAAATCAGCGATGAGCGGTTTGCCAAGATGTCCGCTACCTATGAGGCAGAGCAGAAAGCCTTGGAAAGCCGGATTGCTGAACTGGATGAGTTCATTACCACAGCAAAAGAAAAATCCCTCAATGCCGAATACTTCCTGCAACTGGTGCAGAAGTACACGGACATCAAGGAATTGGATGCCGAAATCATTCGGGAGTTTGTGGAGAAAATCATCGTGTTCAAGGCTGAAAAGGTAGACGGTCACAGGATGCAGCGTATTCAAATCATTTACAACTGCATCGGAGCAGTAGAAATTCCGAGTAAGCATGAAAAAACGGCATAGCCGATATTCACGACTATGCCGAAATTTTCAGGGATTATAAATCCCTAAGACGCACCCACAAACCGGGGGCTCTTTTATTGTGCGTAATTTTGGGAAGGCAGGAGGGCTTAACCTTTTTTTTACATGGATTCAAAAAACTTTTAACAAATATTCGAAATGGATTTAACAACTTATTGGTATATATATA